AAGGCTTTGGAGGCGAGCATGGGAGGTTCCCTCGAAGGCGCGCGGATCACCCCCCGGTCCAACGTCGTTTGGACGATGGAGAGTGGTCTTGCCGAACTCGAGCGGATTCGGCGGGAAGGTCGTCCCAAGGCACGAGTTACGCCGACTCGCGTTAGTGATCTCATTGACATGTCCGAATTTAGGCGGATACCCCCCGCGTGCGCGCCTACAAACCATGACGCACATGCGCCCGCGCCCACGCGCGCTCTTGTCTTCGATTCAATTCAATTCTCTTCTTTGCTGGAGGCAAATCATTGTCATCAATCTCCGCGGTCCGAATACGAACCACCCTCCTTCGTTCAAGCGGACAGAGAAGGGCGCATGAAAAGTTCGAAGCCGGACGCAGGGGCGGACGCGAGCGTGACGCGAACCGCAACCCCGGCACGGACGAATAACGACAACAACAACAATTTGGAAAAGACAGGGGGAACGGAGAAGCTACGAGAACTTGGGGAACCCCATCTCTCAAGGCTCAATTCCCCCGACTCCGGACCGGGAAAGACAACTCCGCCCGGCCGGACGCCTGAGCGGCCCCAGGACGCGACGACGTCGGCCGGACGTCCAATCACACAGCCGACCCAGCAGGCGAGCGCCACAAGGCAAGCCAGGGGCCTTCCTGGCGATCCTGGACAGAGACCACCCCGGACGATCGAAGAACTCGAAGCTTGGGTTGAACGTACATTCCAGGATTCCGGCCTCTTCCTCGGCCGACTCTCTTGCCTGGTGGGAGCATATCCGATCTCGTGGGTTTGGGAGGCGATGCGACTTTCCGTCGTGCAGGGTATCCCCGAAGCTGGGGTTACGAGATACGCGAACAAGATCTTGATCGGGTTTACAAAAGAAGGAGGACCCAAGACACTTCCGGTTGGACCCAGTCTCCCAATGTACCACGACATCCCCGAAGACTCAAACATTATTAGGAAGGCGCCGTCGCGATGAGGCACACGGTTACCGACCCAGGCTACGCCTACGAAGATGAGGCAATCAAAGGATCACCCCGACACAGTGTGGATGCGGAAGGCCTTTGTTTGGCCGCATGCATGCACGACATTGAAGGTGAGACGTTCGATGAGGTCGCCAAGTATCTGAGGGAGGCGCACTTCTTTCGGGACGTCAATCAACTCTGTTGGCGCGCGATGGTCAAGCTTAGAGAGCAAGGGTTCAATGTCGCGCCTCCCACTGTCGCCGACGCGCTCAAAGAGATGGGACATGAACGAAGATTCGGCGCATTCCCCGGCGCTGCACTCAAGTACACGATCTCTGATCTCTATGGTTCAATGCCACCGGGGACAGACGCACACCACTTCGCTAGGAAAGTGCTTCGGCTGGCGCGGTACCGCGATCTTCGGGAGACTGCTCTCGCGCTGATCTCTGACTGTGAGGAGAGATCGGGGCTCGAGCCAGATGAGATTGAGCATCGGCTCGCGAACCGACTCGACAAGGTTGCTATCCGCGAGCCAGGATCGCGATCGCATTACGTCCCCGATCGTTGCCGGCAAGAACTCGAAGAAATCCGACGACTCCAAGAGCAAGGTCGGGAGGAGACTCCAGGCACGGGCATCCCTGAGATTGACGGCCGACTTGGGGGGTTCGCACCGGGAGAACTTATCCTCATTGCCGCGAGGCCGAGCATGGGGAAATCCGCGCTCGGGCTGAACGCCGCCGAGCACTGCGCGAGCGTCTTCGGTGATGTCGTTTACATCAGCCTGGAGATGTCCGCGAAGTCCCTCCTCCATCGGCTCTACTCCTCCGTCTCCCGAGTGGATATCTCGAAGATCTCGGGTCATAAGCGGATGACCCCCTTCGACATGCAATGCCTCGAAGAGTCGTCGGAACGTCTTCAGAATATCGACCTCCACATCGAAGAGCCGGGCGGATGTTCGCTCACTACGGTCGTGACGATCGTTCGCAAGCACGCGCTCAAGCGACGGTGCCATGCGGTCGTGATTGACTATCTGCAACTCATTGCAGGAGAACAAGACGACGCTCGTATCCCACGTCACGAGCAAGTCGCGAAGATGTCCAGGAGGCTTAAGCTTCTCGCTGTCGAGTTGAACATCCCCATCGTCGCACTCTCTCAACTCAACCGATCCTCGGAAGCCCGCGCTGACAAGCGACCGTTCCTTGGAGACCTTCGCGAGTCCGGCGCACTCGAGCAGGATGCGGATAAAGTCCTCCTCATCCATCGGCCGGACTACTACGACCCTGAGAACAAGCCAGGCATCGCCGAAATCCACGTCGTCAAGAACCGCAATGGAGAGCAGTTCGGGACCGAGGTCGTATTCGTCAAGCACTGCTGTCGGTTCGAATCCCTCGCAAGAACCCCCGAACCCGACCGCGCTAGCCCCTTCGCTTTCGCTTGACATCGCGACGTGTCTACTGGCATACTATGAGGACGGACATGGGGAAGCTTGAACCAAGGGAAGCGCAAGTTCTCCGCGGCGTGGTCCAAGCATGCCTCGCACGGGGAGTTCCGATCCGACGTCAGAACACGGGAGCGATGATGGTCGAAGGGAGGTTCGTCCGCTTTGGGAAAGCAGGCAACTCCGATCTCACGGGGATCGTCCCCGGTGGTCGGAGACTGGACGTGGAAGTCAAGCGACCCGGCCGGCGCCCCACTCCTCAACAGATCGCTTACCTCCAAGAGGTGAACCGATTCGGAGGGGTGGGGCTTTGGACAGACGACGCGGATGTCTTCGGGAGATGGTTGGATGCTATCCTTCTCGGGATGCGCGTGCGTCTCGAAGATGACGGCGAACAGTTCATTGAGGAGCCAACATGACAGATATGAACCGCGGGTGGTTGATGGGTTGTCCGGCTTGCGAGAAGATCGGAATATTCTATCCTCGAAGCAACGGACTTTATCAATGCGGACTCTGTGGGGAGCAATTCAAGATCACAGTCGATGAAGACAGCGAACTTACAGAGGAGGATGTCGATGAGTTTGCAGTCGAACTTGGCATTGACCTACGGGAAGAGGAGGAAGCATCGAGCACTCTTTCCCCCTCCGAAGACGAAACTGTACCCGGTTCAGACGACGCACACGAAGATCCTGCGCGATGGAACTGAGCACTCGGAAACGGTCACACTGAACGCGATCCGTGGCAAGCGAGGCGGAAGGATGGTATATCTGCTGGACAAAATGGGACGCCTCATCCCCGACAACTACTACACCCCCGAAGACGTTGCCGGGGTTATCGGATCGATCTTCATGGACGTATTCTCGAGTCGGCTTTCGACTCCCAACCGGATCATTGCCTTTGAGCGCCTCCATACTTTCGTCAAGCATATGACGCCCGCGATACTCATCGAGATGTCGCGCGCGAGGGAGACCGTGCAAGGACTGATACGCGACCAGCAAGGGATCATCGTGGAGGGGGTCCGCTACTTTTGCACAGTGGATGGTCGGATCGAAAGGAGGTTGCCATGAGTGACCAAACCGCGAGACGGGTCATCTTCTGGTTCTGGGTCATTCTCATCGGACTTCAACTTTTCGTCATCGCGGTCAACTGGCACTCGACACACAAGTGAAATTGCGTGAGTTCCAGTGACAACGCACAGTACCTTGTCTCGGCTTGGCATCCGCATGATAGTGGTGCTCCCCGGAAGGGACAAGAAATAACCGCAAGGGAGACCTCGGTTGCTACGACAGATCTCCCTGTCGATGTGTTCACGACAGTCTCGACCTTTGGCTCTTCAGGAGGAAGACCAAGGGTCATCCGTCTTACGAGTTCTGTATACGGCCCATCACCATTCCGAATGAGTTCACAAAACCGACGGTGCGCGCTGCGTATCGCATGACACGTTACCGTCGGATCACCGGCGAATGGACACACGTCGCAGGGGCTCATTCGGTGAGCGTCCCTGTATAGAAGGTGAAGTCTGAGATCAGAGTTGCGTCGGGTTTCTGGTGTGCGAACGTCGCGGAAAACGCGAGCGACGTACACGTGATGACGTAGCCTCCACCAAGGCCGGCCGACCCTGGGGTTGGGGGTGTGTCGGGAACCGGCGTGCGACCCGGAAAAGCGGACGTAGGACCGCAAGTATTGATGGTCCCGTTCATGGTCGTTCCGGTGAATGACCAGAAGACGGTGTAGGTGTACGTCGACGTCGTACTCCCTGACGTGCAGGAGTCGTATGCGAGTCCCGTGTAGGTTCCAGTCCCGTCCCAGCTAGCTCCCGTCCACGTCAGGGTCGCAGCGCTCATCCCCCCGCCAGGCGACCAATGCAGAGTGTTGGAGACGGCGTGGTTAGCGCAAGCGCAGTGATAGCCAGTGCCGGCCGTAAGAGTCGCGTTGATTGTGATGGTCGCGTTGCAATACGAATCGAACGTCGTCGTGTAGATCGCGAATCGGGGAGAGAGGTCGGCCTTCAAGGTGAGTCCAGTCAGGGGACCCGTCCCCGAAACCGACAGGGTATAGTTCCCCGAAGAGTCGGTTGTGGTGCTCCCGAGGGAAGTCATCCCCTGAAGGATGGTAACGGTCACCCCGGCAATCCCCGTCTGGCATCCCTGAATGTTGCCCGAGACGGTCGTGACAGCGCCTGGGAGATTCACCGTGACGCTGTTGGCTGTGCAGCTTGCGGTTAGGGTCGTCGTTTGCGTGGTGTAGTTCGTCTTGGAGACCACCACCGTATACACGCCAGGAGGGTATCCCGTGAGGTACCCCGTGTAGGACCCGAAGCTATTCGTGGTGCCACTCGAAGAATAGCCGCCCGGTCCCGTGATCGCGACAGTCGCGCCAACGATTGCGACCGAGTTGCAATTCACATGGACGGTGATCGATCCGGACGAACAGTTCGTCGTGGTCCCTATATATTGGAACCGCCAGTCGTCAGCACCGCTCGCGTCATAGCCAGGGTAGAGCAGGACTTTCTTTCCATCAAGGCTCCCCGTCCCATTCACTTCGTACGCGTTCGACGTTCCGCTTGCGACGTAAGCCGACCATGTCCCCGCGCTCCCACCGATTTCCTCGGTCCAAGAGTAGGGGGATGACGATCCCGACAGGACCGCCCAGATGGGTTGGAACCGTTCGTAGAATAGCCAGTCTGATTGTTTAACAATCGGTGGGACTGGACGCATGCGAAGGTTGGCCATGAGGCGCTCGACCAACGACGCGTATCCTTCGGCCGTGAAGACGGACGGGATCGGCACCCCTTCTCGGATGTCGTGCTCGTTAATCTGATCCACTAGCACGCCCCGTAGATGAAACGGAGTTCTGTCGATCCGCGTTCACGCTTCATATAGACGTACTTACCCGTAAGGTCGGCCGTGCTCCCGTTAGCCTCATACGCAGGGTCAGACGATGCGGTCCCTGAGATGGTGTCGTCCGACCACGTTCCGCCCGTCGCCGGGATCTGCCCAATCCAGGGATGCGCGGTACCCGTCGGAGACCCGGTGATCTTTGCCCAAAAGCACTGATCCTCGTTAATCATCAGGTTGCCTTCGCCGTCAAGCGTAAGGGGAGGTACAACCCCCTTAATAAGACGCTTGGCAACCTCCAAGATCGCAAGCACATGCTCGGGTAAGATGTCGTCGCCAGGAGATGGGTTGGGGACCGAGAAGTCGGAGATCATGGGATGTCCGCGTCCACATCGCCGTCGATCATCAGCTTGTCCATGTTGGTGTACACGTAGCGGTACACCCCACCCCCATCCTTGACCTTGTCCCACGCGCTCGAGTCCGGACGTGGGATCTGATTCCAGTCGCGCTCTCTCCATTTAAACTGGAGATCAAGTGTGATTGTCTTTGTACCGTCGCTCGAAAACGTGGTCCTCGTGTCCGCGCCTACGTATTTGATTTGCCCTCGCGGTTGACCGAAGAACGTCCGGTCGTTGAGGCGCTGGACCTTCCCTAAGAGAAGAGGGAGGTCGAGCCGAACCACGTACGGTCGGGATATCACGAAGTCCGCTACTGCCACGTCTATAGTATAAGGAGTCTTGATGGCAAGCCCGTCCGATGAATACTTATAGGCTCCCCACGGCGCTTGCACCGCCTCACTCGAAATACGTAGGGAGGTCGTGCAGTAGGTGTATGCCGAAGACCCATCGGCTTGTGGGACGTCGACCGTGGCAGGGACCGGAAGAGGATTCCAGGTCGGCAAGGTGTACTGCACTTGGATTAGCGCGCTGTGAAACTGAGGTCGGCCAGAGTCCATTGTCGGGTTGACCGCATCCCCGATAATCTCGACCGACGTTGCAAAGAGGTTGGGGGACTCCGGGCATTGGTGGGGAGGCACGCGAAGGGTGGTGGTCCCTGTAGCACCGACCGCGCCCATCATCGCGTTGGCGACTGCATCGGTGTACTGCCATCCGTCTTGGATCCAATAGGTCTTACTCACCCATGGCCCGCGCTGCGCGTCGATCCCCTTGCGGTAGTTGTCGTAGTTCTCCTTCAGAGTAACATTCCCAATCGCTGTCGCGATGACGATCGACATTACTTCGCCCCTCCAAATACACCGACAGCCTTGCGTCCCAGGGTCTTCGCGGGGTCGAGCAATTCCTTGATCGTCTGGAGAACGTCAGCTGTCGTCTCAGCGGCTTTGAGGGCGCGCTCTTGTTTCTCCTTACTCCCGTTCAGCGCATCCGCAATCAACGACTTGTAGGCGCCCTCGGAATCGCTCACCCCGTATGTCATTGGGTGTTGTGCCGCATCGTACCCCGACCGCACTCGACCCGCGACTGTGGCACCAAGGTTGACGGCGCCTTGGACTTGCTGGCCGACGTAACCTTGCGCCGCCCCTAATAATCCCGCGATAGTCCTGCCAGGCGTTCCCTTCCCGGTCCCTAACAGGAGCCCCATCGTGCGCGAGAAATTCAGCGACTCGGCGCGACTCCTGAAGGCGGCAATCTCTTGATCGTTCACGGTGGACGCGAGGGGCGCATTCATTCCGGTCGCGAGTGGTTCCGGGTTCATCGATTGTGGGGATGGTCCCATGAGACCCCGGAGGGTCCTCGAAGTCCAATTCGCGATCGCGTTTCCCTTGAACGGGTCCGAGGACTGTTTCTGGAAGGTCGCCATCTTGACGCTATAGTCGATCGTCTTGGTAAGACCATCGACCACCGGGTTGATAGCTTTCAACATCTGGTTGAACATCGGGATGACCGCGCTCCCGATGGTCTCAGCCAATGTGACCAGCCGACCTTGTGCTTCCTTCAGCTGGTTGTTGAAAGATTCCTGGGTCCGCATATGGTCGCCGGTCGCATCCTTCAGACCTTTGAGAATCAGCGAGTACCTGGCTTGGACTTTCTGGCTCTCGTTCAGATCTTTTCCCGCGCGGGCGATCCCCATCGCGAAAGCCTCGTTCTTGACCGCGGCTTCGGACAGGAGCACGCCGAACGAGCGGATCGGTTCCGCCTCACCGACGAGGCCGGCCTTGATCTTGAGGAGTGCTTCCTCCAGGCTGACGTCATAGAAGCTACTCGCGTCGTCGGCCAGTCGAGCCAGAGTGACAGCCATCTTCGCCGCCTCTGGTTGCGCGAGCCCGGACGCTTTGCCAATCAAGCCGATCCCCGCCGCTGCATCCAAGAGCGCGCCTCGCTGACTCCCGAACGTCGCATTCATCTCCGCGCCGAAAGCTTTGACGGAACCCGCCGAATTCCCGAAGACGACGTCAACCTTTGACATCGTTTCCGCGAGCGAGCCGGCCCCTTTTACTCCAGCCGCAATCCCACCCGCGAGCGCAGTAACCGCGCCGAGACCGATCATGGGCGCCGCCATCTTGGCGACCTGAGTCCCGAAAGTCTCGACCTCCCTCTTACTCTCCGCAAGCTTTGCTTTGAGAGGGAGGTTATTGCCAGTGATGTCGACCTGCGCCCCACCGAGGTTCACCGCAACCCCCTTCGTTCATAGATCTCGGCAAGGGATGAGACAGGCTTCGCGACCGGCTTACCACCACGCCATGCGGACTCGATAACCGGGAGAGTGAGGTACGTGACCTCTTGGTAGGACCACCCGTAGAACTCGGCTAGCTTCGCGAAGATCAGATCCCAGTTATCCCGGTCGTCATCCCCCTCGGAAACCGGAGGGTCAGGTATCCCCTTGCGCCGCCTTATCCTTCGGATGAGGTCGGCTGGGGTGGGGATTTTGGGACCGGGTCTTCCCCCCGCGCCGCTAGCAGGAAATCCCTAGCCTCCTCATTGGTCATCCGCTTATAGAGATACTCCGCCTCATCCGTCGTCATCCCCTCTTTGGTCCGGGAGAGGATGAAGAAAATCAGCTGGACATCCCCACCGTCTGCTTCTGAGATCGCCTCAAACCAGGCTGACGTTGCGATCGGTGGTGGCCACTTACGCTGGTCGTCGTAGGCTGACTTCACGATGACGAGCTGCGCGGACTCGGGAAGGGTCGCAAGGTGGTCAGGGTCGATCCGTCGGAGAGGGGACCGTCCGTTCTGAATGAGCCATGCCTGTACCTTGGCCCATTCTCTAAACGTCATTGGAAGAACGGAGTAAGTGAGTCCCGCGATGGTGCATTCTCGCGGGACCCGAATGAACTTGTCGGCTGTCATAGATGAACTCGTTAGGTCGGAAGAGTCAGAGTACCGTTCCAGAGCGCAAACTGGAACGCCCATTTTTCCTCGGTCTCTGTCCCGGTGTTATCCGAGATGCCGGTGATAATGGCGTTCAGTGAGTAGTAGTGAGCGGACGCGGTCCTGTAAAGCTGGAGAACCCCAGTCTGTCCGCTGACGACGTTGGCTTCAATCGGGGCCGTCATATCCAACGCCCCTTCGACGCTCCCCGTGTAATCAAGCAGGCCAGTAACGCGGACAATCCCGTCCGTCGTGTTCGAGGTGCGCTTGACGTCAGGCGCGTGATTGATCGTCCATGACATATTTTTCAGGACCGTGAGGGACCCGCCGGTTGGGGTCCACTTCACGACTGCGTTTACGCCTACAATCGGAGTCGCAGCAGTCACCGGATTCCCCCTTTAGGAGTTTGCGGACCCGCCAAGAATCAACACTAATGCACTAAATGTACCCGACCCAGGGTTGAGGGAGATGATCTTGGAGGTTCCGCTTGTCAGTCCTCCCAGGCTTGCTCCGACGCAGTCCTTATCAATCCACGTATAAACGTTGTAGATCGTCGATGATGCAGCGTTCCCGGTGAGAACGACCTTGCTCCCCGTGCTCGGGTCTCCCGGTGCCTTAAACCCGTTGGTCACGGTCATGTCGATCGTAAGGACGTCTGACGTAGAGGTAGACAACATGACGATCTGAATATACCTGACCCGAACCATATTGTTTGTGGTGCCATCGGGAGCCGTGTTCGACGTGAGGTCGATCGACTGCGCGGCCGCGGTAAGACTGTACTCTTTGAAGTGCGCGAGGTTCACTTGGGACGCGCCCGTCCCATTCCCGAAGACAAGCTTTTGCGTAAAGTTCAAGGGGATGTTGTAGGGGACCAAGATTCCCGAGGATACAGTCAGGGAACCTTGGCCATTGATGGTACCGGTGTAGTTCACCACACTCATGGCTAGCTCCCGATGTACTGTGAGAACTTATAGCTGTAGCTCTGAAACTCGACCCAGATTGGTAGACCCCCAGGAGACCTTTCGGGGTCGCGGGCCGTCATCCGCGATTCGAGCCGAAGGTACATGAGCTGCCCCTCTTGGAAGAGGAGGGGAGCGTTATTGACCGCGGTATAGAGGGTCCGGCCAAGCGTGCGCGTGGCCACCCGGCCGGTTCCAAAGATGCTCGCCTGGATTTGGCCATCGATAATCCGGCCATAGCTGGTGTCGGAATCGCGGTGTGAATTCGCGACCTCCACCAAGATGAGGTACGGAAACACAGATCCTTGCGGTGCAACGTCCGTCCAGACTCCGCCGGGAAACGATGTGGGAAGCTGCTGTAGTACCCATGCTACCAAAGCCTCGACAAGCGTGTGATACGGGTTCGGCGCCCAACCCCCAAGGCCGCGAGTGACGACGAAACGGGATCCGAGTCCATGCGTAACCAGGAAGTTACGCATGACACTGGATTGCCCTGCCTCATCCTCCATCTCAAACAGTTCGATCGGCATCGCGGTCTCACGTCATCGTCGTGGGGGTGTTCAGACTATCATAATGCTTCACGGCAACCGTCGCACCATCAGGATCTTTGAGCGTGATGGTTTGGGCAGAGCGGTCCTTGTAGCGCTGGCCGAAGACGATGGAGTAGATCGCCCAAGCGACCGCGCCGAAAGTCCGGGAGGTTGTGGCTGAGATCGCCTGAGTAAAGTCGAGCTGCGCCCCCTGACCCTTCGACCCCCACGGAGGAACCGCGACGTTAAGGCCCTCAATATATGGATACCCCAGCGCCAGAACCGGGCCAGCCGCACCGTTGTGGGCGCGAAACTCATACCAGCCGTCGGTCCACTGCGCACCACTCGGACTCGTAACCGTGAAGTTGTATCGACCTGTGTAAGGAGACGTCCCCTCGGACATCGCAGACGTGGCGGTCGTCGGGGTCGTCTTGAAGGTATTGTCGTTGAAGTCGTAGTTCAGGCCATCCACTAACCGGGTGGCCGAAAAATAGAGCGAATAGCCGGACGTGTACGGGAGCGTATAGAAGATGTTTGCCATGCTACACGTCCGTTACGTTAGAGGAGCCGGTTCCCGTGTAGTGCACGCTCGACCCTGGTACGTTCACCGTCCCATGAAATGCGGCCGATGTGACGAACGCGGAGTACTGTGCGGAGGGCGCGTTGATCGATTGCGCCTTGACGTAGTTGAGGTTCGACTCCTGACCTGTGATCCCGCGCATATAGAAGCAAGGGTGTGCGTTCGACCCACCCTGGAAGTCCAGGAAGTAGAAGTCGAAGTATCCGGTTACGTTCGGGACTTGCCGTATGTCGATCGGGGACCCGATGAACGCGCCGCCCTCGTCATCCACTGTCGCGAACTGACACGTCACTTGCTGGCCATAGAGTCCACCCCGATAGAGGAGGTAGGACCGACTCTGAGTGTTCACCTGTCGGACGGGACAGTTGAAGATCCGGACGTTGCTCGCCCATGCTACGAACGAGTTACGACCCATGTTGTTGAAGATGCAGTCCGCGATGTCGATCTCGGACCACCCCGCGAAGACCCCGTTGCCGAGTACGTCGAAGATGGTATCCCGGACCTTAAGCTTATAGCTCGCGACGGACGGAGTCTGAACGAAACCTGCCGTCCCGCCCGTGAACTGGCAGTGATCAACGAAGAAGTCCAGGACGGGTCCGAGTTGAAGCACGCAGGAGGCACGCTGGTCTTGAGCGGTCAAGATGCAGTCACGAACAAAGCTCTTGGTGCAGATCGTTGATGTATAAAGGCCCGCTTGCCAGAAGGTTCCGTAGACCACATGGAACGTGTCGTAATTAAATGCACCTACCCACCGTGACGTGTAGGGATCGGACGCGATGTACGCAGGGTCCGAAGAATTGGTTGCAGGGTCCGAGCCGTAGAGGAGCATGAAGGTGTTGGAGTCGCCACCGATCCCGTAGCGGTACGCGTCATTGATCGTCCCGTTATCGATCCGGGTTTGGGTGGACCCGGTCGTAGAGACGTTGTATCGCTTGGCCGAACTGATGGCCATACCGAAGATCGCAAAGTCAGCGATGGTCGCGCCGTACGTCTGGAGAATCGGCCGGCCATCCGACGAGGTTCCAGGACCGATAATAAACTGGTTGTACTCGTTCCGCGCGCATACCCCCGTCCCACCACCACCCCACATCGCGCCCGACGTGGTCGAGCTAATCTGGACTCCCTGCGCCCATGCTGTGAACGTCTTCCCAGCGAAGTCCACTTGCACCGTCAGACGGAGGAGGCCGGTCGGGTTCGTCGTCGTGCAAGATGCGTTCCCGGTGTTTCCCCCAGAGTCGGTGAACGAGAAGTCGAATTGACCATCGGAACCACCCTTGTTCATCTTGAAGATGAACGGGGAATCGAACCCACCGAACGCCATCATCGGCTCGACACCGGCGGAGCCCGGCCAACCCCCTGACCCGTTCCCGCGCTCGAGCGCGAAGTCGAAGGTCATCGCGGTATGTTCGCCCCATTGGCAGTGAGTGTTGGTCCCGTCGCTCGAGATCTTCCCTCCCGTCACTGAGTTTTCCGTGAACGTGATGGAGGCATCACCGTTGGTCCTGACCCCGTACCCTCCAAACGATCCATCTAGTACGCCACTCCGGGATGGTCGGTGTGTGCTCGTAAGCTTGATGGTATTTCCGGACGCCGTGTCCGTGGTGCGCAGGCTCCCGAAGACGACCGGACCATACCCGGTGCTCGTGATCCGGGTTGAGTCCCGATCTCCCAGGATTCCGAAATAGCTGTCTTCGATCTGGAGGGGTCGTGAAACCCCGTAGGGTTGGAGCGCGCCGGGGAAGTACACCCCGCACGCGATCTTGTTGGAATTGGATCCAACCTTCGTCTTCAGCGCGGCATAGGCAGACTGGTAGGGACCGTAGTTATCGGTCACCCCATTATCGGCCTTGCCACCATAATCCAGTATCGAGACGACCATGTCCCCATGGACTTTGACCGCACCGGGCGCGATCACTGGCGTGGCTGGCATTACGAAAGTCTCCGTCGGATCGGATTCCCGTTCGCATCAAGGTCGGTGGTGAAGATCTGAAGCGCGGTACCCGTGACGTTCTTGACCGTGTATGTCCCGGTCGATCCGGTCCCGGCCGTCTCCTCTGGCCAGTAGCGCGTACCGAGCGCCGCGAGGTAAGCCTCTTGGACGGTCCACCCACTCGTGACTCCCGTCTGGACTGTCGGAGTCCCCAGCGCGGTCCCGAGAAGGGTCGCAGCGATTGAGGCCGCGGTCGGTGGGACCGTGAGGACACCGAGGGTGTATCCAGCCTGACCCGACGTATACGAGCCTGGGAGCGCGGTCGTCCAAACCTGAGTCGCGATCGCCGCGGCCGTCGGCGGGGTCGCAGCAAGCGAAACGTAACCTGTCGAGGCCGTGATTGAGAGCGCCGAGAAGTTTGCAGGGAACGCCTGAGTGAGCGAGTACCCTGTCTTGTCACTGTTCGTGCCAACCGTAACAGCACCACCGGACGTGATTGCCATCGAAGCAAAGTTCGTCGGGAAGCTTTGAGCGATCGAAACGTTCCCCGACGCAAGGGTGATCTGACCTGCACCGCTCCCGATGGTCGGAAGACCCCCCGACGCAGCTGCGGCCGCATTCGGTAGCGCGGTGAGTCCGAAGTGTACGCCGTCCTGGTAGTTCACGACGTCAAGTTCGATCTCAATCAGGATCGGGGTCATATTGGTCGCGCCGTAGTATCGCACATACACGACGCCAACCCCGGACGCGATGGCCGCATTAGGAACCCCGACCTCGTAAGCACCAGTCAGTGAACCGTCCGCGATCCAACCTCCCGAGGTAAACGTCCCCAGGGTCGCGGTCGCGAGGGTGATCGAAGTCCAGGACGAGGACCCCGCGCGACGGTACTCGCCGACCAGGCCGGACGTGTTATAGACGAGGCTAGCTAGCCCCGCTCCGGTCGTGCTCGAAGAGTCACGCACGAAGATGGAGAGCATCAACGACGTGGTTCCACCGTAGATCTTCCTCTTCACGACGCGTACCCTCCATCTAAGTCTGGACCGTACCCGCCATCGAACGAAGGTGAAGGGAAAAAGTAACTGGAACCACCGCGACCCGTGTACATGATAAAGGGGTTCGCGGCAACGGTGGTCATATCCGCAATCGTCCATGGGCCATGGTCGATCATCCCCCACCATAGCATCCCGTCGGTCGCATTATTAGGGAGGTTTGAATAGCTCGACCCAATAATGAACGTGCCATCGGACGCGCTGAGCGGACCCGCTGAGTTTGACACGGACGCGCCGGACGCGGTGGTATAGTCGTACACGTAGGCGTCGTAGTGGTCGTTCGTCTTGTAGCTCACCCCACAGAAGACCCAATCCCCGATCGAAACGCTGAGCCCCGTGTTAAGATGCGCGACGCCACCGTTCAGTACGTAGAAATTACCCGTGGTCGTAAAGGAAGGCTCTAGGATGACCGATCCGTTTAAACCGTTCCCGAGAGGGTGTGGACCGTCGATCGATGTCGAGCGGATTTTGCAAATACACATCGCGGAGATGTACCCACTCACACCCGTCCCTGTCGGCGCGGTTCCGTTGGTGAACTGACTTACGTTGGGAGACTTGATGAGGTCAAGCGCAGGCCCCGAACCCCCAGGGAAACCCGGAGACGTGTCCCATGTCGGACCACCCGCCGTTCCAGCAGCAGTGAAGGTTAGACCCCGGAAGTCATCCTTGACCGATCCCGCTGACGAGTCGAGAAACCCAAAGAGGAGCCCCGTCGCAGTCCTTGGACAGTAGGGGCTCGAGAGGTTGACGGTCGTGCCGGCTGTTGGTTTGTCGAAGTAACCCATCAGGTCATCCCCTCCAACAGTATGCGAGCGGTCAAGATCTTCCGGAACCGGCCCATGTTCTCAACCAACATGCGTCGAAGGAACGGGCGGGGAAGCATCTTGTGAGTCCCCATCTCCAGCCAGAGAGCCTTATTTAGGTAGCTCCCGATCCGGACGCCGTTCTTGATGGGCTCCCAGCCGATCGACGCTCGAAGCTGCCCTGTCTGGACGTGGGGTGGTTCACCTGGGGACGACGGGTTGGTGTTGTACTCCAACCGCACGCGCTTCACTTTCTTGGTCACGATCTCATAGCCGTACTGCGTTACCCCTCGCTCATCCTTCCCCTTCGAGACACGCCTGAGCTTGTTGAAGCCGTCATCCTCTTTGACGTTCACAATCTCAGTGAACGTGTGTTTCGTGGTCCCGTCAACGGAGCAAAGCTTTTTTGCCGCATTGGTCGCGAGAACACCGACGACCGCATACCGTCGCATCATCTCGAGATCGACAGCCTCTTGGACCTTCAGGCCGTCCCACTTGATGACGGTAGGCATCACATTAGCTCCCGTGCCATGAGAGACCAATAGCACTCGGTTGGATCGCCGTCCACGGCACACTTGAAATCCGACGTCCCCTCAATCGAGAACGTCCGATTGCCGAACGTCACGAGGTCGCCGAACTTGGCGCCCGTGTCGAGCGGGAAGTAGAGGATGTGGGTCGCAGTCGAACCCTCCTCCATCTGGATGACCGCGGCGTCCCCACGGACCGAACGGATGTAGCAAGGGGTGACAACCTGACCAGACGTAGACTGGACGAACGCCGCCTCTGCATCCGAGCCTTGGGAGATGAACGAGACCGTCACCGTGTCTGTCATGAAGTCGGCGAGTCCCATTAGAAAGACCCCCGATCCCTGAACGGCGCAAGCATCGCGCAGACGTGAGGAGGGGGAAGCATGTAGGTCGACTCGAACGGCATCATTCGCTTAAACGATCGATCACCGTAGGACTCCTCTGCATACTTCTGGGACGCGACCGTCTGTTCTTGGATCCACTTCACGGTTGCGATACAGGCTCGCTTGAGGACCTTGGGAACATCGGCCGTTGCCCAGCCGGCGGAGTAAGTGCATCGTACGCGGGAAGGGAGACCCCATCGCATAATGCGGACCATACCCGTTTGGAAGTCCGTCTCCACAGGGTCCATAACTTCAGTGTAAGCGTATATCTGTGCATAGTAAGGTGTGTATGCGCCCTTCGCCCCAAAGTCACGGCTAAGCTCTGAGGTCGCGAACCCGGTCCAGACGGCATCCCCGTAGGCGTACCACCCGTTCCCAAGACCGTTGATGGTGGTGATTAAAGATCCGACGGTGAGCACAGACGAGAAGAGGATCGCCTGTGAGGAAGCCACACCGCCGGATGTTCGGTTGAGAGTCAATCCCAGGATTGCTGGGAAGACCTCGTTCCCGTCGGTCGTCAGATTGACGGTCGCGGTGGATGTGCCAGGGTCTAGGTTCTGGACGATGCATACCGCGCGCTCCCCGGTGGAAACGCGCGCGATAGAGACGACCGGCCGATGCCTGAGATAGAACTGGCCGGTCCTCCCGTCCGGGTAAAAAATCTGGTCGAACGTATCCCGTCCGAGGATCTTACCACAGTAGTTGTTACACACATCCGTCGCAGCAACGATCAAATCCGCTTGGTCCCCAGGGTCCAGAGCGGACGCAAGGGGCCAAGCGGCAAGCAGTTCGCCGGACGTGATGAGGGGTTGACCCATGTTAGTTCAACAGCGCCGATTGGAGGGATGCGAAGTTGCCACCGTACCGGGGCCAGCTAAGCTCGTAGATAGCCGTGATAGTCGCTGCCGTCGCATTGCCGATCCCCACTTGGATCGTCACAAACCCGTTCGCTCCGTCAAGGTCGCCCGAGTCAACTTCGAGGACGTAGTGAGCGTTCTTCGAGTTTGTCGAGAGCGTGGTGAACGTGTTGGACGAGGCCGTCTGTGACGTGTAGGTGTCACTCGCAACCATGTCGAGGTTCTGGAAGTACGTCGTGAAAGCGAGCGCCTTGGACGATGTACCCGACACGTCTTTCGCCTGGTTCAGCGTGATGGCCGAACCTGTGACGGTCGTCGCGTTCACGACGAAAATGTGAATCGTGATGTGGTTATAATACTTCAGGGAGACCCACGTCGGGGAGGCGGACGAGGGGACAGCCGAAGCAAACCCCAACACGAACTTGTCGCGATCGATAACTCTCAAGCCCGAACCCATCGGTATTCTCCTTCTCTTAGGTGTTGTGCGCCTAACCGATCAAGTACGGGTAGAGCTAAGGGTGATGATCTGTGAGTAGGTGTTCGATCCGTTGAAGGGGGTCAACGCGGTCGTATTGTAGGACTGGGCGTCCATGCGGAACGACCACTTGTAAGCCATTTCATCGTAGTCGAACCGAAGGTGCATGGACATCGCCGACTCAATCGCACCCTTGACGATGCAAGCCATGTCCGAGAGGTCGATGAAGATGATGTCACCCTCGGTACCCAGCGCCTTACACTGTTCCGTTGGGATGACCGGCTTGCCTTTGAGGCGTGCAAGCTCGGCGTCGGAAGCACCACCACCCGACGGGATGTACACGGGGTTACCGTGTGCGGTACCGGTGGGGAGGTACATCGCTTCGAGCTGGGGTTCGCACTCCTGGTTGATGAGCCACACCGCGTTGGCTCGCGCGCTCTGGAGCATGCGGTTATGCATCTTCAGCACGTTCGTGTAAACGATGGTGTTGGCGCCTTGGCCAGAGACGGCCGTGACCGTAATCTTGGAGCCAGAGTTGAGACACCCCAACGGCATGTTGGTGCCAGTCCCGTTGATGAGCGCGTCGTTGATTTTGAAGTCGAATTCGTCCGGGACCACCTTGTTGAGCCATGAGTCGAGCGCGACGACCGAGTCAGCCAAAAGCTCGTTCGTCACGTAACTGATGACGGTAAGCTTCTTCAATCGCAAGAGGAGGTTGTCGAAGATCGGCCGGCTCGTGGTGTACTGCACGGCTTCCTTTGTGCCCTGCCAGTAACCCAAGACACCACCATGACGAGAACCGTCCGCACGGCTGTTTTCTTTGAGCCTTGGAATCTCGAGACTGTTGCCAGTGACAGTGATCGGAGCGAGCCGGCCGAACAGGCGGTTCGGATTGACGATACGCTGATAGACAGTGTTGGAGTACTGTCGCGGAACCAGTTCGCCGCCGTCGGGGTCCGACCCTTCGAACATGCCGGTCGGGGACTTAATTTGGACTTCCGCCCATCGTTGCATAGCCTTGACGGAATCAGGCTCGGACGGACGTCCGCCCAGTGCCGACCCGGTCCGGCATGCGTAGAGGAAGTGACCGAAGTTTTTGAAGCCCCCGTTGTCTTGAAGCTTCTCAATCTCCGACATTCCGCTGTCGAGCCGGTCGAACGATGCACCACTTCGGGCTTGCTGTGTCCCGTCGCGCTTGGCGCCTGGGACTGGGACGGTAAACTGGGGTTCATCAAGCATGGACATCGCGTCCTTGCTCTTGACCCGAAACTCGTCCAAACGCGCAAGCTCGGCGCGCCTTTGGTCGATCTTGGCTTTAAGGGCCGACGCGGTCTGATCGGCTTTCTCAGCGCCCGCGATGTCCCCCGCATCAATGCATGACTTGAGCGAGTCGGACGCAGTCCGAAACTCGCTAATGTACCCCTGAAGTACGGTATCCACTTTCGGTCTCCCTCAAGAACTGTTGCGAGCCGAGCCAAGCCAGGCGAAACCGCTTGAGTTTCTCAAGAGGTTGGATCACCTGCGTGCCGGGTTGTTCACCCATTGGCAGGGTATCCGAGCCTGACTCTGACTCCTGTTGAAGCTGGTCTGTTTCCGCGAGGAGTTGCTCGAGATCGTCAACCATCGGCTTCACCGATTCGACGACCTTGCGAATCCTCTCACGATTGGCTGTGGAAAGAACCCGGCCAGCCTTGACGCGCTGGTCGGAGAACTTTCGGAACGTATCGCGGAACCACTTCAAACCGGCAACCAGTTCTTGGGTTCGAACCTCAAATGCGGGAAGTCCGGGAGCCGGACCACCCTGGTAAAGGGACTTCATGGGCATCGCGTAACAACGCACCTCTGCCGGAATCGGTGTCAAGGAAGCCTCGACAATCGGCCACGACAGAATCTCACTCGCCTTCCCCGCCATGCGCTTGCGCACGAGATGACCAGCCGAACCAGAAGACCACCCAAGCTTACCGTCTTGAGCCATCTGGTAGATCTTCTTTTCGTACTCATCCCGCATCGCGAGCTGACCTTCGACCCAGATTCCTGCATCATCCATTCCCATCTTCGCCGACCCAATTTCCCGGTCGCCAAGATGGTCGTCCATCGCGTGATCGTACAGGAACATCGGGTCGCCAAGCCGGCCCATCTTGAAGTCGGTCGACTTCGTGAAGAACTCGCCTGTAAGGTCAGGGTCTGTAGGGCCAGAGAAGTGAATGAGACGACCTCCGACACGGCCGTCGCCGAGTGCTTTGACAGCCCCGCCGTAATAGACCAGCGTGTCGAATTCCATCTCATCACTCCCGTAAGCATACCCAGGGTAGAACGTTAGTTTAGTATAATCCGTCCACGCAGCTATTGACAAGGACGACACGCAGTGGTGTACTTGACCGGCTTGATGACTGGTGCAAGCGGAGGAGGTGGAGGAAGAGGAGCGGGAATCGGCTTGGGCTTAGGAATAACAGGAGTCGGCGCAGGTGCCGGTGCGGGCGCAGGAATTGGCTTGGGCTTGGGAATTGGCTTGGGCTTGGGAATTGGCTTGGGCTTGGGCTTGGCGGACGGGGGCGCGACCGCACTTACTTGCTTGGGGATGGTCACACCCTCCCCTTCCAGTTTCGCAAGGTAGTCGGGGTCAACCTCGAAAGTTACCGTGCACCGACAACGCGGATGCGCGGGCGCCATCGAAATTTCGGAGTAGACCTCACTGTTCCCGATGGTGTCGAAGTTTGCCGAGAGAGGAATACCCCCAGGATCGTTGACCTCATCGGCGATCTTATGGCAAAGCGGACATGCGTTGGACGACAACAGCCACGACTTCCGAGTGACCACCTTGGACTGCTCGGCCGACATGAGAGCGGCTTGGTGGACGGCCCGGCTAGACTCGGTAATCGCAATCAGTTCGGCGTGGGTCTCATCGAGGTCAGTGAAGATCGACTGGATGCGCGAGGTCAGGAGGGGGACCGCCTCACCGTGTAAGATGATCCCTTCGGCCAACGACTGCTTTACCTTGGCGACCGCGTCGGTGATGGAG